CAAAAGATATATCGGAAGAATACCCTTTGTCACTAGGTCTGAAAGGAATTGTTGATGAGAACTTGGGTAACACAGGTAAAAATCTGTCATATAGGTACAATACTGAAAGAAATTCCAGATATACATCAGCGTTGATTTGGCTCTTTTTTATGGATAACATGTGATTTGCACCCTTCAACAACCAATCATACAAAATGACACTTCTTCTGAGGGAAATATCTTTTTCGTGGTAACTGCTTACCACACTATCATCAGAGTGACATTTGGCGTCCAAAATAACCAACACTTCTGAATTTTTCAAGCATTGATCTCTTACCACTTCAGTAGCAACGATCTGGTTTGCAGAGTGCATGAGGGTGGATAGATAATTAAAAATTCCCATAACAAATGAGAATTTGACAGTCATCTCATATGTCTCACTGACTAACTTTGATACTTTCAACACATCTTCATACTTTTTATACCTGACGTTATTCTTAATCTTATCATATACGTGTTGCCTTGTTATGAATTTTTTGGAAAACATCTTATCAGAAAAATCACGGAAGTAAATTATAAAATCGGGGGGCAGGATGGATGACATACCTTCAATGAAATAGCAGTATTTTTGAAAAACACTATGAGGTGCCCATCTCCTGCAGTCCAATACCCATCTATAAACAAAATTGGTGTCCCGATTGATCTTTTTCTCATAGAAATCAGAATGGATCAGCCCGTGCCTTTTATTTGAGGGTATGGAAATGTACTCGTTGGGTATCTTTTTGCAAATAAACTTCATCAATCTCTCTATCGGATTTTGTTGTGACTTTGTATCGAGATCCATACAGAAGATTTCTCTGCCCCCTCCTCTCTGAATTTTGTGGACAATGTGGAATATTAAGTCATCAGTCTTTTCTTTCATGACAATCTTATCACTGTTAATAGTACTGTATGCTGTTTGATAATCCATTTTGAGGTAGTCATCCACTAAGGTGCCCAACTTTTTGTCACCTAACAATTCATCAATTTTGGAGAAAATCACCTCATAACCCTTTTTGTTGTAAAAATTTGATTGATTCCATCCTCGAAGACCGTTGGAGTTGGCTATAGAACTCAAGTCCTGATTTTTTATAATTTCCCACTGGTTTGCAATTTCAACTGGAGTAGTGACATTTTTTAGATATCCCACCAAGTGGTGTCCTAGATAATTGCAGAACACAGGATCATACTTGAAATCATCATC